CTTTATGCCAACATCAACGCTAAACGGAAGCGTATTGCGGCCGGATCGGGCGAAAAGATGCGTAAGCCTGGTACTAAAGGCGCACCGACGGCTAAAGCTTTTAAAGAATCCGCAAAAACTGCAAAGAAAGGTAAAAAATGAAGAAGAAAGTAAGCGCAAAAATGATGGACATGGAAGGTCGTGCAATGAAACGCAAGACTGCCGACACCAAGGGCCGTGCAATGAAGAAAACTGGTGTCACTGGTTACGGTGGCGTGGTTCCTATGGGTATGAAAAAAGGCGGTAAAGCCGCTAAGAAAGGAAAGTAATCATGGCCGGTAAAGGAATGGGTTGCGCCACTCGCGGTGGCGGTGCAGTAGAAAGCGGTCCTAAGAACAAGTACATCTCCAAGACCAGTAATAAAACTGGTCCTGTGATGATGAAAAACGGCGGGGCCGTAAATCAGCACAAGATGATGGCCATGGGTAAGAAGAGTGGCGGAATGGTTAAAAAATACCGTAAAGGCGGAATGTGCTAAATGGCCACTTCTGGCACCACTACATTTAATCTACAGATCGATGAGCTGATCGAAGAGGCTTTCGAGCGTTGTGGCATGGAGATGACTACTGGTCATCACCTTAACAGCGCTCGTCGGTCGCTCAATCTTATGTTTTTGGACTGGGCGAACCGTGGATTAAACTTGTGGACCATTGAAGAGGCCACGTATAACCTGGTGCAAGGTGATCGAGAGATCTCTTTGCCCACAGATACGGTAAACGTTCTAACGGCCGTTATTAGGGATTCCTCGCAAGGAACTCCTACAGACATCACGATTGATCAGATTTCTCGGGCAGAGTACTTAGACATCCCGGATAAAACCACGCAGGCGCGCCCTGCCCAGTTTTATGTGCAACGGACTAATGTGCCGAAGGTGTTTTTCTACCCAGCATGTGATCAAACGTACCAGTTTCGGTACTATCGGATTCGGCGTATTCAGGATGCCGGTGTGTACACCAACGACGCAGACGTGAACTTCCGTTTCCTGCCTTGCTTGGCAGCAGGTCTTGCGTACTATTTGTCCCTGAAGTTTGCTTCAGACCGTACGATCGCTTTGAAGCAACTTTACGAGGAAGAATGGGGACGAGCAGCTGCTGAAGATCGGGAAACGGCGCGGATAAGCTTCGTTCCTGAGTTGGGGGTCTAATGTGGCCTACGCAACCGGCAAGTTCTCATACGGCCTCTGCGATTACTGCGGACAACGTTACGAATATAACGTCTTACGCAAGAATTGGCGCGGATACAAAGTCTGTCCAGAAGACTACGAGCCAAAAGAGCCTCAGTTGGACCCCCTCAAATTTCGGGGAGATGCTGTTGCTCTCTATGAACCTCGCCCAGATCGGGTCGAGCCTGTCGTTGTCTATCTTGGCGAGCCAGGCGACAGTGCTTTTCAAAGTATTGGCAGTGCCTACAGCACTATTAACCGGACCAATATGCAGCCCTTCCCGCAACAGTTCCCAGTTACGGGCGTTGGGCACGTTGGGACAGTAACCATAGTAATAACTTGACGCCATGACCTACGACGAACTCGTTACGAACATCCGGAACTACACCGAGGTAGACGCAAACGTCTTCACGAATTCGGTCATCAATACGTTCATCACGATGGCGGAAAACCGCATTCTTCGAGACATCGATCTGGACGTGTTCAAAAAAGAATCCACTGGCACGATGACTAGTGGCAATAAATTCCTGTCTGCTCCCAGCGATATCTTGACACATCGTTACATGATGTTGACCTCGGCCGGTGGAGACCAGATATTTTTAGAATTTCGCGACACGTCGTTCATGAAGGAATACTGGCCTGACGGGTCGGATACCGGTGTACCAAGGTACTATTCCGTGTGGGACCAGAACACTTTTTATGTGGCCCCTACGCCTAACGCTAGTTTTGGCGTTGAACTAGGCTATATCTACCGTCCTCTTCAGCTTTCCTCGACTAATCCAACGACTTGGGTAAGCTTAAATGCTCCTGAGGCACTCCTTTACGCTTGTTTGATCCAAGCCTATAGTTACACTAAGGGTCCTGGTGACATGCTCGGGTACTTTGAAAACAGCTACAAGCAGGCTGTTCAGGGTCTGGGCATCGAGCAGCAGGGCCGTCGTCGCCGTGACGAGTACCGTGACGGCATGGCTAGAATCAAAATCAAATCGGAGAGCCCAGGGCCATGATCAGTTCAAGTGGAGGAGCTTTACTAGGCGACATCAAGGCCATGTGCGTTTCAGGACGTGGGTTTACGCCTGAGGAACTATCCGAAAACGCTCTTGACCGTATTATTTCGATTAGTTCCAGCGCAGATCCTGTTATCCGTCAGCAGGCTGAGGCGTTTCGTCAACATATTCGTGCAGTGTTGGTTAGCTATGGCAGGCAATGCGTTAAGTCTAACCACACCACGCTTGCAAACCGTCTCCGCGATGCGGGACATCCCGAATTAACTCAACTTTTGGAGAAATAAAATGGCTGGATTTACCACAGCAATGCCCACCTCATTTAAGGTCGAAATCCTTAAGGGCGTCCACAACTTTACAGCCTCAACCGGAAACACTTTTAAGATTGCTCTTGGCAAAGCAACTGCTTCTGTTACTGGCACATACGGCGCTGCAACAACAAGCTATGACAACCTAACTGGCAACTCTGACGAGCTGGCTAACGGTAGTGGCTACACGACTGGCGGAAACACGCTGACATCAATCACTCCGGTGGCTGATGGCACGACCGCAGTCTGTGATTTTGATAACACCACATGGTCTTCGGCAACGTTTACCACCTCTGGCGGGATCATTTATAACGACACAGCAGCTGGTAATCCTGCCTGCGCAGTCCTGAGCTTTGGTGGTGACCAGCAAGTATCAAGCGGTGACTTCCAGATCCAGTTCCCCGCAGCAGCCGCAGCAACCGCTATTATTCGCATCGCTTAATCGGAAGACAATGTGGCAGCCACGACTTGGGATCAAGGGTGGGGCGAAGGAGCCTGGGGATACAACGCTTGGAGCGGGGTATCTCCTGCCTATGCGGTAGATGGGGTTGAAGGTACCGGTGCTATAGGCACCGTTACTTTTGTTGTACAAGAGTTAGTTATCCCGACAGGGGTAGAAGGAACTGGCGAAGTAACCGCACCAACGGCGCTCGTGGCCTATACGGTTACGGGTGTCTCAGGCGCTGGGGCGGTAAACGATGCTAATTTTGCCGTATCGGTGATTCCCACTGGGGTTCAGGGAATCGCAGAGGTTGGCGGGTTCCTTGTACAGGTTGACGATATTGTTGTGCCGGATGCCATACCGATTGTAGGCACGGGCGCAATTGGAACAGTAAACGTAAGCATCGGGTTCATTTATACGGTAACTGGAGTAGAGGGTACCGGGGTTGTTGGAGACGCAATACCTACGGTTGCATACGCTGTAACTGGGGTAGAGGGAACTGGGGCCGCAGGAGATGTAGTGCCAGTGCCGACAGCTGTTCCTGTTGGAGTGCAAGGCACCGGCGAGATTGGAACAGTAACATTTGTGTATAACGGTGGGGTTATCCTCACCGGGGTAGAAGGAACAGGAAGCGTACAGGATGTAGTAACTTCGGTTCAGAGGTTATTAACGGGTGTTTCTGGACAGGGGGCTGTAAGCAATGTTTCAATTATTGCGAATGACTTTATAGTGCCAACAGGAGTATCTGGCACTGGGGCAGTAGGAACAGTACAATTCGGAGGATGGACGCAGGTTAATGATGCTCAAACTCCAAACTGGGTTGAAGTAAACATAGCAGCATAAGGAATAGACATGGCAACCGCATATACCTCCCTATTAGGGTTTGCCCTACCAGTAACCGGCGAACTGGCCGGTACGTGGGGAACCGTTGTAAACGACAGCATCACCGAGCTTGTGGAAGATTCCATTGCTGGAACAGCCACGGCAAGTGTGACCTCTGGTGATTGGACATTGACTACTACTGGGTCTGGAGCGGTCAACCAGGCGCGATCCGCTGTTTTGATCCCGACAGGGACGCCTGGGGTTAGCCGAAACATTATCGCCCCCAGCCAGTCAAAGGCTTACATCGTAATTAATCAGTCGGACGCGGTGGTCGTCATAAAAGGCTCTGCAACGACTGGCGTGACGGTAGCGACGGGCGATAAGGCTCTTGTAGCTTGGAATGGCTCAGATTTTGTTCGCGTGGGCGCTTCCGCAGGCGGATCAAATACGCAGGTCCAGTTTAACGACAACGGCAACTTGCACGGATCAGCTAACCTTACATTCAACGGTACTACCCTTACATCAACAGGTTTTTCTGGCCCATTAAACGGGACTGTTGGAGCTACCACTCCCAGCACTGGTGTGTTTACCCAAGTGGATATCACTGGCCAAGGCGACCTTCGTCTTCAGGATTCAGCTGGCGGAGAGTATGTAGCTCTGCAAGCTCCGGGTACACTGTCATCAAGCTATACGCTAACGATGCCGGGAAATGATGGTGACGCTAATCAAGTTTTAACAACCGACGGTTCAGGAGTTCTCTCTTGGACTACCCCCGCCTCTACTGGTGTATCCAAGGGGCAATCCATCGCTTTTGCACTGATCTTCGGGCTATAAGGAGTAAACCGTGGCAAACCCAAATATTGTTAACGTAGCCGCAATATACGGCAACAATTCAACAACGTCGTTAAGCACCACAAGTGCTACGTCAATTATTAACAAT